ATGAATGACTGGCCGATATTCGCGAACATGTCCGAGAGCGCCTGCTTGATCGAACCAGAGCCGGTGACGACGGAGGTCACGGCTGTCGACATGGCGCCGGAGATCTCGCTTTCAACGGTCTGACCGATGGTGATCAGGACGCTCTGGATGTTGGTCAGGTCCTCAAGCTGCTGCTGCAGCTGGTTGACGTAAGTGGCCAGGCGGTTGTTCTTCTCAAGAGCCTCGAGTTGCTCGGCCTGCGCCTGGATGGCGTCAACAATCGATTGCTCACTGGCAAGGCGGCCATCGACCTCGCTTCTCAGTTGCTCAAGATTAGAGCGCTGTTTCTCAGTGAGCTCAGTGTTTTGCAGCTCAACCCCGAGCTGGTTGTAGAGCTTTTCAAGGCGCTCAATTTCCTTGTTCGCCATGACCTCTGTCTCGGCCCGCTGGCGAGCGATTTCCGGATTGACGCCACTCTTCAGCAGCTCGTACATGCGAGTCTGCGTTTCGAGCTGATCACGTCCCGACGCGGTCGCAGCGTCTAGCTCCTGCTTGTAAGACCCGAACTCCTTGGTGTACTCAGAAAGCATCTGGTTGAAAGCTTTCTGGTTCTGCGCAGCCTTTTCGGTTTCGCTGGCCAGACCCAGCTGCCCGCCTTGCTTCCGAATGCCGCCCATGATGCTGGACGGATTGAATCCACCAGGCGCGGCCGGCACTCCGTTCGGAATGGCGCCCATGGCGCCTGGCAGGTACTGCCGATACGCCCCAGAGCGGTACACCGACCAAGCGTTGAAGCCTTGCGACTGGAAGATCTGTCGAGCCGCGTTTGCGTTGGTGGCGGGGTCGTACAGCGCGTCGTTGCTGCCGATGCCGAAGCTGCGACGACGCTCGGGGCCCATGCGCCCCATCATGTTGATCTGCCACAGGCCGTAAGACAGATCACCCGTGCGCGGATTGTTATTCAGTGCGCGACTGCTGCCGCTGCTTTCGGCCATGGCGATAGCAGCCATGATCCGAGCATCCCGGTCGCTAAAACCTGCGGCCTTCGCAAGTCCAACCAAAGTGCCCACACCAACCTTGCCGCCTTGCACTGCGCCAGCGGTAAGCGTGGAGGCGCCAACTTGACTGCCCGGCGGCGGAAGGATGGGTGCCGGTGGAGCGCCAGCAATCAGACCGGCCGCTTTCTGTGCGCCCGTGACCATGCTTTCCGCCAGCTTGTCGCCAGCGCTTTGCAGGATGTCGGCGACCGAACGGGCGTAGCCCTCCTGGAGTTTGCCGATGCTGTCAGCAACGCCAGCCTTGAACTCCTCGATCTGACGCTGGAGCTGCGTCTGGCGATCAACTGCTGCTTCTTCGTTCTGAATGCGCTGCTCGCTGTAGCGACGAGAGATCTCAAGGAGACGCTGTTGAGCATCGACGCCGGCAGTGCTTAGGCCGGCTGCAGCCAGGCGCTGGCGCTCGCGCTCGAGCAGCAGGTCTTCTTCCTGCTCTGCGGTGCGTCGACGCGATTCGGCAATGCTGCGCTCGAGCTGCAGGCGCTGATCCCCCAGATCGCGCTCAAGATCAGCGGCACGCTTGATGCTTTGCTCACGCAGGTCCGCAAGCTGCTCGGCGTTGCGCTCGGCGGCTTCGCGGAGCCTGTTTTGAAGGTCAAGCTGAGCTTTGAGCTGCGCCTTGGCCGCCTTCTCGAGTGCATCAGTATCTAGGTCACCCTTGCCAGGCGCGCCACTGCTACTGCCGAAAGCGCCTGGCTTGAACTCTGGGAAGACTTGATCAGGGGTCAGCGGACGAGGAGGTTCAGTTCCGAAAATTCCCTTAATTCCTCCGCGCACCATGTTCCCCAGCGCGACGCCAGGGTTGTACTGCATAAACTCGTAGAAGCGCTTAATCAAATCAGCGAATCCGGTGACAATTGGCCCGAGCACTTCGCCGATTGATTTGATGACATAAATAATGTCACGACCGGCGTTCACCCAAGCGGTGACCCATTCCTTAATTGTCTGCTCATTTTGATTCAGCCAGCCCAGTAATTGTGTGACATTATCCTGCAGTCCAGCTCCAATTAACTGGAAAAGCCCACCGTAGGTTTCTGCGGCCGAGTCAAGGGCGATCTGCAGTCGAGCACCCGCTTTTTCAGGGCTATCGCCTATGATCTTTGCAATCTGGTCGTAATCCTTGAGCTGCCGCTCTGTGAATTTCACAAAGTCGGCAATAGTAACTTTGCCCTGCTCGAGATCCTTGGAAAGCTGCGGCAAGCTTCGCCCGGTAGCCGCCGCAAATTTCGCAACGGCGCCAGGCAGTCGTTCACCGATCTGGCCCTGCAGCTCTTCTGCCGAAAGCTTTCCTTTTGACAGAACCTGAACAGTTGCAGTGATGATCGCATCAAGGTCTTCCTGCGATTTACCAAATGCAACACCCGCTGCGACAACACCGCGATAGATATTCTCGGTTTCCTTGAGACTGAGTCCATTCGCCTTGGCAGCCACAGCAACCTGCGAATACCCAGTCAGCGTTTCTTTCAACCCAACTGAATAGTCGGCGCTGATCTTGCGAGCAGACTCAAGCAGCCTGTTGTATTCGGCTTGGCCGCTGGAGGCTTGAGCAAGAGTCGTCTTCGCAAGGTTGAGAGTGCTGACGTACTGCGCAACCAGGCCGATCTGCTGACGCGCCATCCCAACCTGAGCGCCAATCGCGCCACCGGCCAGGGCTCCACCCGGCCCGAAAAAGGCACCAATCCCCGCGCCGATCAGACCCTCAGGGCCGCCAAACACGCCCGACGCCGCAACCGCACCCGCGGTCTGCGCAAACCGCATGCCACGGCCGCTCTGCTGCTGAGCACCAGTAGCCCTATCAAGCTGGGCCTGATACTTGTTGATCGTGCCGGTGAGCCTCTGGTACTCACGGTCGGTCAGCGACAGCTGCGCACGAACGTCCTTCAGTGCGCTGATTGACCGGCGCAGGTCGTTCTCGGTGCGGCTGCTGGCACCACCCAGCTGCATCGCCGCATTCTTCAGTTTCTGCAGGTCAGCAGAGGCGGGTGCAGCCGTGGTCTGCAGCTGCCTGACCGCGTTCTTCAAGCTCTCGACCTGGTCGAGACCCTTCAGGAGGACTTCGATCCTGGCCCTGATCGTCTCATTTGCCATGGTCGTTTAGCACCTGAAGAGCGGCGGCCTCCATGATCTGGATGCCCTCCAGCATGGCCTTTGGATCCTCAACCGAGTATAGGCCGCACAGCCACTGGAGCACCTCGTACTTCAAGCCGGTGAAGCCACCCATCACGACGTTCCACTGCGTCTGCATGCGGAGGAACATCATGACGGTGTCCCAGTTCTCTTCCCAAACTTCAAATTCGTCCGGTTTCTTTTCAGACTGAGGAAGGACGACGCCCATAAGTCGGGCGTCGTCCTCTGTTTCGTCCTTTTCACCGTCAGCCGCGGCCCAGTAACGAGCCGCGTCCTTCAGTTTTTTGCCTTCGCCCCCTCCAGGCTGGCGAGATACGCCGTGATGACACCCTTGGTGAAACAAGGATCGTCCAGCATGTCCTTCATCGCCGTGGGGGTGAAGGGGATGTCCTTGCCGGCTTCGTCCTTGACACCCTCCCAGCCCTCGAGGACGGTCTCGATCAGATCGAGATCACCCTTGTCGATGAGCTTCTGAAACTCCTTGCGGCCGATGCGCTTGAAAATCGCGTCAAATGACTCGCTCTCAAAACGGCCACCGTCGACTGGGAACTCGACGGTGACAGGCCACTTGAAGGATGAAGACTTCTTGCGAACGAAAGCCATGCAGTAGATCCTTAAATCAGGTGTAGACGAGAGAAAGCTCGTCGTTGCCTGCGCTGGTGGGGATGGCCACGTAGGGCAGGTTCAGCATCTGGATGCCGTCGCTGTCACTATACGTGGGGTTTCCGATGTCGACCTTCTGAGCGGTGAAGGTGACGATGTTGCCACCTGCGGTGCCGTGCTGAAAGCTCAAGCTACCAGTGGTGTTGTTGTTGGCGATCGTGAAGAAGTCCTTCGCAGCAATGGTCGGGGCTTCAATCACGCACTCGCCGGCGGGAGCGCGGTTGGTGATCAGCACCTGCTTGGTGCAGCCGATCAGCTCGCGGTAAACCACCTCGTTAGCGATGTCGAAGTTGACTGACATCAAGCAGCCGCTGTAGCTCAGCAGGCTGAAGGCGCTGGTGTTGCCTTCCTTGAAGATCAAAGGAGTGGCCTGAGCGCTGTAGGTGACGCTCGGAGCGGCAGTGTCAGTCGGAGCGTTGTAGATGCCCGTCATCGTGAAATCGATGGTCGGGATCTGGCCCAGCTCACAGTTCATCGTGAAGGTGCCGCGGCAGCCGGTGGCCTTGTGCAGCACGCCGTCGTTGTTGAAGTAGATGGTCGCCGAGCTGAAGGCGGTGCTCACCGGCGCGTAGGTCACGCTGGTGCTGGGCGCCACGGTCTCAGACAGACCGCAAGCCTTGAGCAGAGAGCCGTACTTCGGTGCAGTGCCGGCGGTGCCAGAACCAGCCAGTTCCACCTGGAAGGTGATGCCGACGCGGGTATTGCCCAGCAGCTGCTCGGAGTTGCCGAGATAGGGGCGGATCAGATCACGGGAGACAACGTCTGCCTCCAGCGGGGTGATCTCTAGATTGCGAACCAGGACCGCGTCAGTTCCAACTGGCGTCGAGTCGGTCGCGTAAGTGCTTTCAGTCTTCGCCAGAATCAGGCGCTTGCGAGACAGGAGCGGCATCGCTGGTTACCTCAGATTGGGGTTGTGGCTGGCCCGGCTCAGTCCGCTCGACGAGCTTCCGCTTGCCGGATTTCGGGTCGAGAAGGTAGGAACCTCCCTGCCCATGGTATTCATCAATCGTGATAGCCATCATCAGGCTCCGAGGTTGACGACAGAGGTTCTGTACTGCACACGGTAATCGCACATGACGACACCGGCCGGGACATCAGCCTCAACTGTTTGGAACTCTACTCTGAGTGGCTGAACATCAATCGCAAGGCCGCCAAGAGTAAGGTCGGCCATCAGCTTGGAATGCAGCGACTCCACTG